AACCCGACTCGGGCACAACTGGAAACCGTGGGCAACTGGACCAAGGTTTACGAGACCAACAACATTGGAATCGTGCGGGTTACCAACACAAGCAACCTTGACTGAGGTAACTAACCATGGCATCCATTTTTGAGGCAACAGCGGGCAAACTGATTGGCCCGACTACTGGCGGCACTGTCACTCAGGCCACCGATAAATCCACTGGCGTGACTCTGAACACTGCCTCTGGTCAAATCACGATGAACGGCGCTGCCCTGGCAGCAGGCGTTGAAGTGTCTTTCACCGTGACCAACAGTGAAGTTGCAGCCACTGATGTGGTTGTTGTGAACCATGGTTCCGGCGGCACCGCTGGTTCTTATCTGGTTCAAGCCAACACTATTGCCGCAGGATCCTTTGCGATTACTGTCAGCAACGTGTCTGGTGGTTCACTGTCTGAGGCGATTGTCCTCAACTTTGTGGCTCTCAAGGGCGCTAGCTCCTGATGGGTCTGTTCGCTTTCCGGCGAGCTAAGGAGCGTGAGGCTGCTGCGCAAGCGGCGGCCTCTGCCTCTGTAAGCCCGGTTAAAAAGACTTCTACCGTGAAGCCCGATGGCAGTAACAATCAACGCAACAGCGGGCGACGCAAGCGCCAACAGCTACATAACGCTGGCTGAGGCTGACGCTTACGTTGAGGCAATGGTGCTGAGCACTGATGCTGCCAAGTGGGACACAGGCACTGATGACACACGCAATCGAGCGCTAGCAGCAGCTACGCAGCGTCTTGATCGAGAGCGTTTTTTGGGCGCACGGGCAACAGACACGCAGGCATTGCAATGGCCTCGCACTGGTGTTCGCAAGCCTGACACTTATGTCAACACCTATGCGACGGGGTTTCCGTTTCGGATCTCAGAGGATTATTTCACTGACACGGAAATTCCTGACCAGATCAAACGTGCTCAAATTGAGCTGGCGGTTTATCTGCACAACAATGTTGATGGCATTGGTCTAAGCGGCCTGAACGACTTTAAGAACGTCAAGATTGGCAGCATTGACGTGACGCCTGACAAAACTGGTGCTGTTGGTGCTGATCATGTCCCGCCAATGTTTGAAAGGTACTTGACGAGCCTTAGAATTAGTGGGCCAGGAAATGTCGCCATCCGAAGGAGCTAGTCATGGGTTATGGGTACGCGCCAACTAAGGCGACCATCATCACGAACACATCAGCCCAGACCGGCCGATTCGTGAAAATCATGGCGCTTGAAGATTCGGTGATTGCATCGATGACATCTTCGGCGATCACCGAGAACGGATCGTCAACGATCAATGGAATCAACGTCAGCGCTTCGGCTTGCATCGAAGGTCTTGAAGTTACGAGTATTACGCTGACGAGTGGCACTGTCGTTGCTTACGAAGCCTGATGAGTATCGCCAAAGCTCTGGAGAGAACGGCCACCAAGGTCATTGCCAGACTCGGCGGTGATGTAACGATTCGCTACGTTACGACTGGTGCTTACAACACGACGACTGGCGCGGCTGCGGAGACAGTTAGCGACACGAACATCAAAGGTGTTGTTCAAGACGTGACCAAAGCTGAGGTCAACGATCTGATTCAAGCTGAAGATCGTCGTTTGATTGTGGCCGCAAACGACTTGGCTACGGCTCCGGGGACTAAGGATCGAGTCGTGATTAGCTCTGTTGTGTATCAAATTATTAGCGTTAACACGATTGAGCAAGACAACACGCCGTTGACTTATGAGCTGATTTTGAGGTCTTGAGATGGCGCAGCAGATCAAGCTTGAACATGTTGGCAAGTATGTCGAAGGCAAATACAACAAGCTGATTGCTGCAGCCGTTGCCGAGACTTACAAATCGTTGGTGCAGAAAAGCCCGGTTGATACCGGGCGTTTTCGCGCTAGCTGGGCTGTCGGTGAAAACAGCGCAACATTTGCAGGGGAGTCGCCAGGATTGCTTCACCCGCTGCCAAACCCTGAGCAGCCGAGAAAAATTGGTTATACCAAGGAAAAGGCTGGCAACACTTACGTTATTTACAACAATCTGCCGTATGCAGAAAAGCTTGCAACTGCAGCCCCTGGCAGTGGTAGCAGGCAGGTCACGCGATACAACCCAATGCGTGAGGTTACGACTTGGGCAAATCCTGGCGAAGGCAGCAGTATTCAGACTGGCGGCCCTGGCTGGATTGAGGCTACGTCTAAGCGTGTTCAGCGCTTGATTCCTACGCTTGCGGCACGGATTGAGGCAGAGTCATGAGCAGCACTTACAACGACGTCAGGGCTGCGATTGAGGGTCGTGTTGCCACTGAAATGGCAAATTCTCCCGCGATTCAAGTGGCTTATGCCAATGTTCCATTCACGCCGCCTGATTCTGACAGCTGGATTCAAGTACAGATTCAGTTCAATGACAACGAGTATTTCACGCTGCAGGCACCTACAACTGGATTTAATCGTCAGACCGGTGTTGTTGTGATCGATATTTTTACTGCCATTGGTGTTGGCACTGGCGCCAACTATACGATTGCGGAACGAGTGAAAGATTTATTCGACAGGGTTACTGTTAGCAACATCACTTTTGATGCTGCCTCTGGTCCAACAGTCATTCAGCCAGGAGCGCCGGAAGCTTATTTTCAAACTCAGCTGAGCGTGACCTTTGACGCCTACTTACAATAAACTGGTGAAAGCCGTTACCGTTCATCACTATGGCTACTGTTTTGTCCGGTACTGCCGGCGCCCTGTATTACAAGCCTGCTGGCACTGACGCATCATTCGTTGAATCGGATGTTGATGTCAGCGGCGATACCATCACTGTTGCCACTTACTTGAATTTTCAAGTAGGCGACAAAGTTCAATTCCGTGTTGATGATGGATCTGGCGGAACCGGTACCGGCACACTGCCTGCCGGAATTACCGCCGCCACAGATTATTACGTCATTTCCTACACCGCATCAACTGGCGTGTTGCAGGTTTCTGCAACTCTGGGTGGTTCTACCATCACGATTACAGATGACGGCACTGTTGCTGCTCCGAACCTTTTCAAGGTTGAATACGCTGATTTTCAATCAGTGGGGGATGTTCGTGAGTGGAGCTTTGAGGTCACCCGTGACGAAATTGATGTGACCACAATTGGCGGCACGCTTGGTCAAAGCGCACCGTTTAAGAGCTACATCACAGGTTTTGCTGATGGCACCGGCTCTTGCACGGTTTACACCACTGACGATGAGACAACGATTGCAAGCCGTCTTGTTGAGGATGTGCTGCAACGTAAGCAGACCGGTGTGAAGTTCAAGCTTTACACCGACCTGACGCTTTCTTCTGGTTCGCCTGACGATACTGCTAGCACTTCGATTGAAATGCCTGCAGTGCTGACGACAGCTAATTTCACCGTCAACCCTGACGATGCTCAAGCTGTTGAGGTTAGCTTCCGTCCGTCTGCAGCGCCTACTTTCGACTTTGACCGTTCCTGACAACTGTTGTCAGCACTTATTGCCCTCGGCTTGTGTCGGGGGCTTTTTTATGTGTAAAGTGTCAACAAACAGCAGGTAATTCGTGCCTAGCGCTCTCGATCGACTGAAAAAAGCCGCGAACTTGCGGCCGGTCAAAAAAGTTGTGACCTTGCAGGACGGATCAACGTTTGAGTTTTGGCGCACGCCTTTGACGATGGCTGAGCGTGAGCGCGCGCAAAAGGGCACCAAAGATGATGTGAACGCATTTGCGTTGCAGCTGCTGATTTTGAAAGCGCAAGACGAAAATGGTGCGCGACTGTTTAGCGCTGGCCAAGCGGCAGAGCTAAAACATGAAGTGCGCGACGCTGATTTGCAGACGTTGATGCTTGCGGTGATTGAGGACGACAGCGAAGAGGCTGTTGACCCAAAAGGCTAAAAGCCGAGCTGAAAAAGGACAATCTGCTCAGGCTGCAACTGGGTGTCGCGAAAGAGCTTGGATATACGTTGGCGCGATTAACGCATGAGGTAACGCTAGAGGAGTTGATGATTTGGTCAGCGTATTTTGGGCTATTAAATGATGAGCAAGAGGCTGAAATGAAAAAGGTGAGGCGTAGGCGCTAAAGTTGAACGGTGATGGCGTAAAGGCATGGCAATTGCACGGGTTGGCGTTGAGCTGGTTACAGGCCGTGCGATTGCCGCCGCAAAAAAGCTGCAGCAAAGCGTCAACAAAGTAGAAGAGGCCGTCAAGAAAAACGTAAGGCAAAGCAATGCACTGCAAAAAGCGTTTTTTGACTTAAGACTTAATGGCGCGCAAGCAACAAAAGTCATTAAACGTGGTCTTGATTCGGCTAGGCAAAGTGCTGTCAAGCTTAAGCAAAGCCTGAAGGGAACTTCTGGTGTTTTGGCTGGTTTAGGGGCTGGCGCCGCGTTAACCGGATCAGTTCGGGGTGCCGCTGATCTTGCACAAACTCAAATCAGGTTGCAAGCATTGAGCGAAGAGTATGGAGAATTTGGAAGAATCCAGCAATTAGTCGCACAAAATGCAAATGCTTTTAATTTGTCACAAAAAGAATCGGCAAGTCAATTTGCGGATGTTTACGCGCGCCTGCGTCCGCTTGGAATATCCTTGGATGATATTCAGTCAACTTTTAAGGGTTTTACCGCTACGGCTATTGCGAGCGGTGCCTCAGCGCAAGCGGCTTCCGGAGCTTTCTTGCAATTGTCTCAAGCGCTGGGATCTGGGCGCTTGCAGGGGGATGAGTTTAGATCGATTGCGGAGCAAGTGCCAGGCGTACTGAGGCTTGTCGCGACAGAGATGAACGTTACGGTTGGCGAGCTTAAACAGCTTGGCAGCGATGGCAAAATCACGTCTGATATTTTGATCAATGCCTTAGCGAAGGGTTTTGACGAAAACAGAGACAAGATTAAAAAAATTATTGAGCTATCTCCAGCGCAAAAATTTAAAGAATTAAGTAATGCGACTTCAGATCTTGGTGATGCGGTTGGCACCGAGCTGTTGCCAGCAGTCACACCGTTGGTCAAAGGTTTAACGGAGCTGATTAGGATTGTTGGCCGTTTGCCAGGGCCTATTAAGACTTTAGGTTCGGCATTATTTGGCTTAGCTGCTGCGGCTACAACGGCAGCAGCAGCAATGAATGCGCTTGGCTTGAGCGTTAGCGCTACAGCAATCAAGGGGCTTGCTGTTTTAGGGGCAAAGATTGCTTTGGTTCTTGCTCCTTTGGCCGCCGTGGCTTTAGCATTTCAAGATGCGCAAGACAGAAAAGAGGCTTTTGATGCAGCTTTAAAGTCTGATTCGCTTGACGTTGTTGAGGGCGCGTTAAAGCAGGCGACAGCGGAGACAATGCAACTTGAACGCGCCTTGCAAATAATTAAAAGATCTCCATATTTCAAAGGTCAGGCCGGAGACGTTCAAAGGTTGCAGCGAGAAATTGATCTCGCTAGAGAGAAAGTTATCGCCTTGACTGAACGGCGGCAGCTGTTTATTGATGTTGTTTTTGGCATCCCTAATTTTGACAAAATGGGGCCAGGTTTTGAACAAGAGCTTGCGCAAGAATTAGAGGCTTTGGGCCTTAAATACAAAGGACCAAGCAAGCAGGTTTCTGCT